GTCTATCTAAAGGCGTTAGCCGATCAGTAAATCCAAATGCAGGCCAACAGTTCATAGACAATTTAGGAATAGTTACAAAAAGCCAAAAAGGCCAAGGCAGATTCATATATCGCGCGTGGGCACAAAATCAAGGTGTAGCAATAGGCGCAGCTAACACGGCTATTGATAAAACAATAAAACAATTTTACGCGCGTAATGGTGTACAAGCATTTAGTAGGGCTGCCTAATGGCATATCCAGATATTAAGATAAGTTCTAGCCTCGATGCTAAAGGTTTTAAACAGGCTGAAACCGCTGCAAAAAAACTTACAAAAACCGTTAAACAGTTAGCTAGTGGTTTAGGTGTAGCCCTTGGTACAGCTGCAGTAGTAAGTTTTGGTAAAGCTGCAGTTAAGGCATTTGCCGAGGATGAAGCGGCAGCGATTCGTTTAGCGCGAGCAGTAGATAATCTTGGTATTGGTTTTGCTAATCCTGCTATTGCTAAATACATTTCAGATCTTGAAAAATCGGCCTCGATAGCCGATGACGTTTTGAGGCCAGCATTTCAGGCACTATTGACCACCACAGGTTCATTAACTCAATCACAAAAATTACTTAATGATGCAATCACAATTAGCCGGGCATCGGGTATTGATCTAGCCACCGTATCGCAGGATTTGGCTAACGGGTATGTAGGCATTACTAAAGGCTTAAAAAAATACAATACAGGGCTTACTACAGCTGAGTTAAGTTCTAAATCATTTGCTGAAGTATTAGGCGTAATCCTTACCCGATCTGCCGGGGCAGCCGATGACTATCTACAAACCACGCAATACCGTATGGATACTTTATCCATCGCTACAGGCAACGCATCCGAAATCATCGGCGGCGGCTTAGTAAACGCCTTTGCCCGAATTGGTGGCGGTACTGAGGCTAGCGATGCGGCTGAGGCTATTGAGGATATTGCAGAGGCTATTGCCTTTACTACTGAAACAATCGGCTCTTTATTAGGCGTAATCCCTAACTTGGTTAAGGTACTTAAAAATCTACCTAAAAATATCTTAGGTGGCGTTGCCGGGTTATCTCCAAACCTGCGACCAGTAACGACAACAACACCACCACCGCCAAAACCTAAACCTACGCCTACAGAATTAAGTTTATTAAAACAGCAAGAATTGCTGGCTAAGTTAGAAGCCGATGCGCTAAAGCGACAAAAAGAACTTTTAGCCTTACAGAAAAAACAAAGTGATGCAGCCAAGAAAGCGGCAGCAGAAAAAGCAAGACTAGATAAAGCTGCTGCAATTTTTGATTTACAGAAAATTCAAATAGCTGCTGCGCTAAAGGGCAAAATAACCGATGAGGAACGAACTCGTTTATTACTTATGCAGGCTATAGAGGATAAAAATCTAGATAAAGCCGAAGCCTTGCAAAAGAAATTAGAGGATATACAGGCCAAAAATTCCAAAATTGCTGCCGATCTTTTAGCAATCGGTCAAACTAAAGACCCGTTTTCTACATGGGCTGGCAGCCTATCTTTAGCATTAATAGAGCTTGGTAAGTTAGGTAAAGGCATAGCCGATGTTCCGGGCTTAGTTCCCGGCGTGAATTACAATCCTAGCCAAAATGCAGACCGTAACTACGATTTGAAAGTAGCAGCAGTAACGGCTGCCATTAATGCAGCTAAAGAGGAACAAACTGCCGTAGAGGAAATAATTGCAGATACTAGTGACATTTTTGCAGAGGATGACACTATCTCGGATATTTTGGCTAAGGTAGAAAATATTGCTGCCGAGGCCGCTGCTGCTGCCGATGCTGCCGCTACATCGGTTACGCAATCGCAAACTACAGTAGATGCTTTAGCAGCTGCGGTATTAAATGTAACGCCTGCCCAATCGGCTACAGGATCATCCTCGATGTTTAATCCTTTCGGCCCTTCAGTCGGTGGCCCGGGATTCGGTATCCAATCTCCAGCTATTAATATAGTTATCGAAGGCAGCGTATTAGATGGTGATGACTTTACTAATAAAGTAAACGATGCATTACTAAATGCTAATAGGCAAGGTTTGCCACGCATAGCTGCTGGGTTCTTAGTGGACAACGGCTAATGACAATTCCAGTAATTAACGCAATTATTAACTTTTCTACAGGCCCTAGTTTTGCACAGGCATTTATTATTGGCGAAGGCATATTTGGTACTAACGTATTGGCAGACTCAGCTGCCGTTATTGTAGATGTTAGCGATGTAGTAGATAGCGTAAGCATTAAGCGCGGTCGCAATCCGCAGGCAGATGAATTTCAAACTGGCACAATGACCTTACGCATTGTGGATCAAAATGGCGACTTCAATCCGCAAAACCCATCTAGCCCATACTTTGGCTTATTGAATCCAATGCGTAAAGTATCTATATCGGCTACTTATGCTGGCAGCACTTATGCCATGTTTTCGGGATTTATTACCAGTTACACCACGACTACCCCTAAAAATGCTACCGATGTAGTTTATACAACGATACAAGCCGTAGATGCCCTAAGATTGGCTCAAAATGCTCAGATCAGTACCGTTACAGGTGCAACTGCAGGCGACCTAAGTGGCACACGGATTAACCAAATACTTAATGAAATTGACTGGCCAGCATCGCAACGTGACGTAGATGCCGGCCTGACAACGCTGCAAAACGATCCGGGCTCAGCTCGTACATCTCTAGCTGCATTACAAACCGTTACAAATAGCGAGTATGGCGCGTTTTATGTTGATGCATCTGGCTCTTTCGTATTTCAGGATCGCACCGTGACGGTTGCCAGCATCGGCGGTACGCCTACCGTGTTTAACGATAACGGCACAGACATCGGTTATTTCAACGCCGTATGGCGACTTGATGACACCCTTGTATTTAATCAGGCAAACGTGACCCGTACAGGTGGCACAGTACAAAACGCTACTAACGCAGCTAGTGTAGAGAAGTATTTTGCCCATACTTACAATATCCAGAATTTACTTATGCAGACCGATGCGGTCGCGCTGGACTATGCCCGTGCCTACGTTGCCAGCCGTGCGGAAACTAGCGTTAGATGCGATGCCATCGAGCTAGACCTTTACACAGATAACTATGCCAATGGCATCGTAGCCGCGCTTGATCTTGATTTCTTTGATCCTGTAACGATCACGACAAATCAGCCGGGTAGCTCGACTCTGACAAAAACACTTCAAGTATTTGGCGTGGCACACAGCGTTACACCGAATAAATGGCGCACTACCTTTACTACACTAGAGCCCATAATTGACGGGTTTATTATTGGTAACGCTAACTATGGGGTTTTAGGACAAAATGTACTTTCATACTAGAGGAGATAAATAAATGGCTACAGGATTCCCAGCAGTAACGGGTGACGTTATGACCGCAGGCATGTTTAACGGCCTAGTGGCATTTACCCTTAATGCCCAGACAGGTACTACATATACAGCAGTATCTACCGATCAATATCAAACGCTAGTAACCATGTCTAATGCATCGGCTAACGCGTTTAAGATTCCTACAAACGCATCCGTGGCGTTTGCTATTGGCACGGTCATTACAGTACTTAATATTGGCGCAGGCGTTTGCACAATCTCAGCTGTAACACCCGGTACTACTACCGTGCTATCTGCAGGTGGTACTGCTGCATCTCCAACACTTAGCCAATACAAGTCAGCTGCACTTATTAAAACTGGTACAGATGCTTGGTACGTTGTAGGTGCGATCGCGTAATGTTAAATACTATTGTTGCGATTAATTCAATTCCCGTACCACCTACCTTTAATATTGATGCTCTAATACTTGCTGGTGGTGCTGGTGGTGGTTTTGGTACAAATAACAGCGGTGGCGGCGGTGGTGGTGCAGGTGGTTATAGAACTTTATCTGCTACTACAGTCAATATAAATACAAATTACACAGTAACCATTGGCGCAGGCGGTACAGGTGGCGGCGGTACAAGTGGTGAAGGTTCAAACGGATCAAATTCAGTTTTTAGTAGCACTACATCTGCCGGTGGTGGTTGGGGTGGTGGTAGATATACGACTCCCTATCCCGGTAATTCAGGCGGTAGCGGTGGTGGTGGTCAAGGTGGTGGCGCATCAGGTGGCGCAGGTAATACGCCAAGTACATCACCAGTACAAGGTTATGCAGGTGCAGCTGGTTGGAATAACGGCGGCAATGTAGGTTCTGGCGGTGGCGGTGGTGGATCATCTGCAGTAGGCACAGGAAATACATCGAATATTGGCGGTAATGGTGGTGCTGGTACATCTAACAGCATTTCAGGCAGCGCAGTAGTTTATGGTGGCGGTGGCGGTGCAGGTGCAAAAGATAGTGGTTCAGCTGGTGGTACAGGCGGCACTAATGCTGGTCGCGGTGGTGGTTCAGGTGGTGGTGCTACATCTGGTACTGCGAATCTTGGCGGCGGTGGTGGTGGTGCGCACGGTATTTCAGATTCCGTTGGCGGTAATGGCGGTTCAGGCGTAGTTATTCTTAAATATCCTGATACAAAAAATATAACTATTGGTGCTGGTTTGACTGGTACAACTGGGTCACCTTCGGGTGGCTTTAAGGTAACTACCATTACAGCTGGTACTGGAAATGTGAGCTGGGCATAATGGCACATTACGCATTTTTAGATGAAAACAATATTGTTACGGAAGTTATAGTCGGTATTGATGAAACCGAACTAATCGAAGGCTTAGACCCTGAAACTTGGTATGGCAATTTGCGCGGTCAAACTTGCAAACGTACAAGTTATAACGGCAATTATCGTGGAAAGTTTGCAGGTATTGAATATGCTTACGATCCAATAAAAGATGTTTTTTACGATCCACGGGTAGCAGATTACAATGTCAGCAACTAGTTATAACGGCTGGCCAGCATCGGATAAACCTGAGTCGATCCGTATCAAGTCTTACGCAATCAAAGGCAGCCACGTTAAATTGCGTTGCGCCTATTTTGCTGCGCCTTTGCTAGTGGCCTTTGCTGAGCAGTTTAATGAACTAATCGAGCCGATAGATGCCGGGGCCGATGATTGGGGCTATTGCTATCGCATGGTACGCGGCACTACCGACAAACTAAGTAATCACAGTAGTGGTACGGCCATTGATCTAAACGCATCTAAACATCCATTAGGCAAAGCTGGCACGTTCCCAGCTGAAAAGGTACCTATGATTCAAGCTCTAGCCAAGAAATACGGCCTAGTGTGGGGCGGCGATTATCGTAACCGTAAAGACGAAATGCATTTTGAAATAGCACTAGACCCATTAAAGACAGCCAAGTTAATAGAAAAGTTAGGACTAGCCTATGCCGACTAGCGCACAAGTAACCGTATCAACTACAGCCACGATTATCGTACCTGCGAGTAATTTCGATCAAACTGCTAACTTACATAACTTAGGCGGCGGTGCTATCTATTTAGGTGGGGCTAACGTAACTACATCTAACGGCTACAAATTTGATAACGGCGATAAACTAACCGTAACGGTTGGAGATCACGAAGCGTTATACGCTATTACTGCCAGCGGTACGCAGACCGTTGCAGTATTGACCCAAATCAACTAAGGGCATTTAGGAGTAAAACCATGAAGGAACAAGCTAAGGCTGCTGGCCTTTCATACCTACGCGCTGCATTTAGCTGCGCAGCTGCGCTTTACATGTCCGGCATTACCGACTGGAAAACACTAGGTAATGCATTCATTGCTGGACTACTTGGCCCATTACTACGCGCCATGAATCCATCCGACAGCACTTTCGGCGTTAAGTAATGACTGCCGCCCAGTCGCTTATAGCGATAATTATCGGTTTATGCACGATTATCGGGTTTGCGGCTGGGTTGGTACGCCATCTAGTTAAGTATTACCTGGCTGAATTAAGGCCAGATGGCAACGGTGGCCATAACTTACGCGGTCGTGTTGATCGCATCGAGGCCAAGGTAGATAGCATTTATGAGATCCTTTTAAGCCGTTAGGCGTGTCGGTTATTGACCGATGTCATATCCAACCTTTACCCTTCATTTACACGTTAGGCAGGGCTACCTAATTCGGTGTAGTGCGGCTTAACCCAAACAAGGGCGAAGTAAATGGATATAGAAAAAGTAGCGTTGGTAGTTTTAATTTGTAGTGTTGGTTGGTTTTTAGTCGGTTGGTCAATCGGCTACAAGGAAGGCATCAAAGACGGCTTTAATCGTGGCCGCGCTGCAGGTTTAAGAGCTGCGTTTAACTCAGCTAAAGAGATCGTTAAAAACTCATGACTTTTAACCTAGATAACTACGAAGATGTCAATAGTCGCATCAAACGGTTTAGAGAAACCCATATCTCAGGCCGCATAATCACCGAGATCGTAGAGTTAAACGTTAAGGATGGTTATGTAATCATCCGTGCCAGCGTATTCCGCGAGCATGAGGATGTAGTACCGGCGGCCGTGGACTATGCCTATGAACTGCGTACTGATCGAGGCGTAAACCGTGACTTTTGGATCGAAAACTGTAGCACTAGCGCAATTGGTCGAGCCATCGGTTTACTCATGCCTAGCGATGCACGGCCTACACGTCAGGATATGGAAAAGGTAGAACGCCTACAGGCTCAGCCTGCGGTTGAGGTTGATCTATGGGCTACTGCTACACCTGCAGTACAGGTTGAAGGCGTAGGTAGTGTGCGCCCAGCTGCAGAAACCATTGCAGACATTAAAGCGCAATTAGGTGGCGAGATTGTAGATGCTGCCCCTATTTGTTCGCACGGGCGTATGGTTTACAAGGAAGGCGTAAGCCCTAAGACTGGTTCGAAGTACCGCGGATACACTTGTAGCAGCAAGTCACGCGGCGACCAATGCAAACCTATATGGCTATAACCGAGATGGCGCAGATAGTCCAGGTAATTTTAGATAGATCGCAAGAGTTACAGGCGGCAGCTAGTGGGTTTGCCCGTAGCACAGGCGAAAAGGCTAATACGCCCGACCACGCTGGCCGATATAACACTAAGATCAATTTTCATGAGTTTGTAGCTGAGCATAGTGAAGCTGCAGGCGCGGAGATCGCGGTAGCGCAATACATGGGTATCCGTAATTTTATACCTACCGTTAATACTTTCCACGATGAAGCCGATATAACCGTAGGCAATCTAGGCTTTGAGGTTAAATGGACTAAGTACATAAATGGGCATTTAATCATCCATAAGGATTATCCACGCTTAACGGATGTGGCCATCCTGGTAGTAAACAAAAGCCCGGTCTATCAGATCATTGGCTGGATGCCGATTGTCTGGGCTAAAAAGGCTAAGTATTACAACCCTGCAGATGGCAACTTTTGGGTATCTCAACGTGAGTTATTCGAGATGGACACATTAAGGAAATCAATCTATGGCATTACTGAGGATTAAATGCAGGGTTTGCGCCAAACTAGGTAATGGTATGCAAACGCACAAAATTGTAGATGAATTTATTAACCTACCGCCTAACGTAGTTTGCGTTCAATGCCTGGGCTGTGGCGTTATGGGTATTGAAATGCTGTTAGCTAGTGAACGCGCTACAGATGAGGATGTTTTAAATGACTAAACACAGTAATGAACTTACGATCGTATGCAATTGCGATGATAAGGAACAAATGGCAATGTCGGTACACGTTATAAATGGCGTTGTGCCGATTGTGGTAGTCAAGTGCGATAACTGCAACGCTAACTATTCAATTATCCCGAATTCGGTGCAAGATGCCTAGTTACTTATATAGATGCGATCAATGCGGCGCGGAACTAGAGATGAATCACCCGGTAAGCACACACGGCGATGCATCGCCCCTATGCTGCAGCTACCCAATGATCCGCGTGTTTAGCGCGCCATCTATCATATTTAAGGGCACGGGATGGGGTAAAGACAAGTGAGTAAAAACAGCCGTTTAAAGTTTTACACAGTTATGGATAACGGTGTGTATAACGCATGCTGTGATTCGATACAGTTTAAGTACCTGTGCATAACCTGTGGAGAAAATGCTGGCTGCTACTTTTGCGATTTCGACACGGATGTAAAGCATGATTGCAACGTCTAGCGACACGCCCAAGACTATGCGTAAATTGAAATGGATTTGGTGGGTCGTGCTACCATCTAGTCTTGTAATAGCATCTATTAATAATGCTTATGCTATTAATAATAATGATATAGAGAAAGAAAAATATAAACTCTATAGTCATATCAAACTAACTAATCATAGGCAATACCTATGCCTTGTGCAGCTCTGGCATTTAGAGTCCAGGTGGAATCCATTAGCTGATAACAAGCGATCTACTGCATTTGGAATACCACAGTTATTAAAGCTAAAGACTAAAGACCCTTATAAGCAAATAGACTTAGGTCTTATCTATATTGCTAAACGTTATGGCACACCATGCAATTAATTCTCAGTAATGCCATATACGGACTTCCTTAATGTATCCATTTCAAATAGCTCACGTTGAGATATCCAGAAATTGCCATCGGCAGGGTTGTAATACTTGGCCTTTTTAGCCCATACCACGGGCATCCAGCCAATGATTTGATAAACAGGTGACTTATTTACTACTAGGATGGCCACATCGGTTAAGCGTGGGTAATCCTTATGGATGATTAAATGCCCATTTATGTACCTAGTCCATTTAACTTCAAAACCTAAGTTTCCTAAAGTTATATCGGCTTCATCGTGGAAAGTATTAACGGTAGGTATAAAGTTACGGATACCCATGTATTGGGCTACCGCTATTTCCGCGCCTGCAGCTTCACTATGCTCAGCTACAAATTCGTGAAAATTGATCTTTGTGTTATATCGGCCAGCATGATCTGGCGTATTAGCCTTTTCGCCTGTACTACGGGCAAACCCACTAGCTGCTGCCTGTAACTCCTGCGATCGATCTAATATAACCTGGACTATCTGAGCCATTTCAGTTATAGCCATATTGGTTTGCATTGATCGCCGCGTGACTTGCTGCTACAAGTGTATCCACGGTACTTTGATCCAGTCTTAGGGCTTACGCCTTCCTTGTAAACCATGCGACCGTGTGAGCAAATAGGTGCAGCATCTAATATCTCGCCACCTAGTTGCGCTTTAATGTCTGCAATAGTTTCAGCAGCTGGCCGCACACTTCCCACGCCATCAACCTTTACTGCAGGTGTAGCAGTAGCCCATAGATCAACCTCTACTGCAGGCTGAGCCTGTAAGCGTTCTACCTTTTCCATATCCTGCCGTGTAGGCCGTGCATCGCTGGGCATTAATAGCCCGATGGCTCGACCGATCGCACTGGTACTGCAGTTTTCGATCCAAAAATCACGGTTTACGCCTCGATCGGTACGCAGCTCATAGGCATAATCAACAGCCGCCGGTACTACATCCTCATGCTCACGGAATACGCTGGCACGGATGATTACATAACCATCCTTAACGTTTAACTCTACAATTTCGGTAATGATTCGGCCTGAGATGTGGGTTTCTCTAAACCGCTTAATGCGACTATTGACATCCTCGTAATTATCTAGGTTAAATGTCATGAGTTGCGCACTATCTCTTTAGCTGAGTTAAATGCAGCTCTTAAACCTGCAGCGCGGCCACGATTAAAGCCGTCTTTAATGCCTTCTTTGTAACCGATTGACCAACCCACTAAAAACCATGCAACGCTAACCAATAAAACTATTACTGCAACCTTTGTTATGTCCATTTACTTCGCCCTTGTTTGGGTTAAGCCGCACTACACCGAATTAGGTAGCCCTGCCTAACGTGTAAATAAAGGGTAAAGGTTGGCTATGACATCGGTCAATAACCGACACGCCTAACGGCTTAAAAGGATTTCGTAAATGCTATCTACCTTGGCCTCGATACGATCAACGCGGCCGCGTAGGTTATGGCCACCGTTGCCATCTGGCCTTAATTCAGCCAGGTAATACTTGACTAAATGACGTACCAGCCCAGCCGCAAACCCGATAAGGGTGCAGATTGCTATGGCTATCGCTAAAAGCGACTGGGCGGCAGTCATTACTTAACGCCGAAAGTGCTATCGGATGGATTCATGGCGCGCAATAATGGGCCAAGTAGTCCAGCAATAAATGCATTACCTAGTGTTTTCCAGTCGGTAATGCCGGACATGTAAAGCGCAGCTGCGCAACTAAAAGCAGCGCGTAGATATGACAGGCCAGCGGCCTTAGCTTGTTCTTTCATGGTCTTACTCCTAAATGCCCTTAGTTGACTTGTCTAAGTATTGCCATCGTATGCGTACCCGATGCAGCAATTCCATATAATCCTTCATGATCTCCTACAGGCACTTGCATTTTATCGCCGTTATCTAGTTTGTAACCATTAGATGTAGTTACGTTAGCATCGCCTAAATAGACAGGACCGCCGCCTAAATTATGTAGCCATACTGTCTGATCCATAATATTTGCAGCTACTAAAAGCGTGGCTGTCGTGGTTACTGTTACTTGTGCGCTAGTCGGCATAACTTAATCCTAACTTCTCTATTAGTTTTGCTGTC